CTCAATGCTCCCGTGCCAGCACCCATCAATGGGTTACCACCAGTGCTAGCTGCCATGTTTGCTCCAGAAACCATACTGTTTGCCATGCCGTCAGGTAATTTTGATCCAAACTGCTCGGCAACTTGTGGTGCATAATTAGCAGTTAATCCTGCAGTTAATGCTCCCATCAATGGGTCTTTTCCTAATACAGCAGAGCTAGCACCGCCTAAAACCCCAGCGCCTAAGACTTGATTGCTCAAGCCTAAGCTGCTAATGCCTGGGATTTTTGCTACACTCTCACCAATTGTACCAGCTAATGTTTGACCTGGAGACGCTAAGTAGCCACCTAGGCCACCAACCAATGCTCCTTTTAGTCCACCCCCACCTGTTGCGCCTAATGCTGCGCCAGTAGCAGCTGCTAAATATGGGTTTAAAGTTATTGCTCCAACAACCATTGGGGCGACAGCTTTAGCAATCTTGGCTACAGCCTTAAATATTTTTTTAGGTTTAAATTTAATTTTAAATTTGAATTCGGGCAATCCTGTGACAGGGTTAATTGACCCCGCACCACCTCGACTCTTTAATAGATAAGCCTCTTCTGGAGAGATATGTGCCAATACGGTGTCGCCGTCGCGACCCTGTGCTTGCACTCGTTGTGCCATTTGAGACAAACCGCCACGCGCAAAGCCTTGGCCTTTACGTTGTTTTAACTCTTGTAGGGCAAGTAAGAATATGGCAATGAAAATAGGATCAAACTGTTCAGGGAAGTCGCCTTGATCTAGCACGTCAGCGTTGATAGCCTCTTGGATAACGCTAGCGTAAGTGTCTGGATTCTCAGCAACCTGACCAAACAAGTTGATCATCTGATCGAGCACCTCAGGGGTTACGTCTGGGTCTTGCCCAAGCTCCTGCTCAACCTGATCAACCATCTGTTGAAGTTGTTGTGGTCCTAATTTTTGTGCGACCAATTTAATTAAGTTGTCTTTGTTTGCCATTTTATTACCCCTATTATGCCTCTAGTGCCTTACACAAGCTGTCTGCCCACGGTTGCCAATTATCAAATCCATACGGGCTGGCCACATTGTATGTTGACAACCCTGTTGCTGTTACAAACTGTACTGCCCAATCTTGCCATTCATTTTCATCCATCAGCTTAGACAACGATGTCTGGTTGTCTAAGTCAAATGTAATCTGATCTGCCCAATCCATGAGTTCCATTCCAACAGGTAATGTAATGTTGAAACTCATCCTGTTATCGTACCATCACCTGCTTCAATGTGCATCAGCACCTGACCCATTTGATAGTCTCCACCAACGGTGTTACTTGTAAATCGTACGCGCATCTCACGGCGCTGCTCTTTGAACGGCACAATCTGCGCCGCAGGATCCGAACCTGGATTGGCAACGAACGTAACGATATTACTCGTCACAGTTGGTGCTCTCGCGTTGGCACGACCTTTAACCTCAACAGTCATGTCGCCGACTTGCACGAAGTCTGGCTCGATGTAACTAATTTTAACTTTTCTATTTTGATTGTTTGTGACTGCCAATGACAAGTCAGACGTTTCAAAATAAGAATTAATTGGCGTGATTGAGGTACCATCGATTGCGTCCAAGCCTTGCTCATGCAACCAAACCTGATAGCCAGCAAGCCCGTCATCAAGCACACCCGTCATTAATGGAGCTGCAAATTCGGGGCTAAATGAAGCAGCAGAGCGCCCTGAGTTTGGCAATGGGGTGTCGTACCAGGTGTTCTCACGTACATTGTAAATAATAGCGTGATTACATTCGGTGCTGGTTCCGAAAGGAAAGCACCACCATATCTCTCCGAAACGTGGCACCTTGGTGGCGTATACTTTTTGCGCTTGTTCATTGTTTAGGTTGTCAAAAAAGTAATTAAGATTCATTGTGTTTGGAAGTTCACGCACAACACCGTTAAACATCAAGAAGCGATCCACGCCGCACCAATAATAAATACCGTCGTACTCAATAATGCTGTTTGGACTAAGTACCGTGGTCTCGGCAGATATTGTATCAAACTGAAACACCGTAGCACCGCCAGTGAATGTAGAACGGATTAGCGCATTATACGCCCAGAACAGACCAGCTGGTGCAGAACCTGCGCCCGCACGCAACGGTAGTCCTTTAACAATCTTTTGCCCTGCAACCCTAGCTTGTCCTGATCCAGAGCCAGTTAAGTCGTTAGGATCACCAGGAACAGACCAGCCGATGATGCCTGCCGTGCCGTAGTAGAATAAGTAAGGGTGCAGCACCACCATGCCGCCAGAGGCGTTGGCGTTGGGTGGCAATGCGACCTCGACCAATGGTGTCGTAGTTAGCACGTTGCCTGTGAATATTTGCCCAGTCGCTGAGGAGTCAATCGCAGCCAAGTTTGGAGACACAGAGGCAATCAGCAAGTTGTCCAATGAAACGGAGTCAAACATTACATCAAACATCCAAGTGTTTAATGAATTGGTGATAAGTGCATTTGAACCGCCAACCATGTTGGTCGTGGTCGCTGTTATGGTTGTCAATGTTGTTGCAACAACAAAGCCGTTGGTCGCTGAGCCACCTGTGCTTGCTGTAATAGTTATCACACTACCAACCGCTACGGCTGTGTAATTTGGAGTCGATGTGTGTGCTGTGATGTTTGCAGCCACCGCTGTCGCCGTTGTAGCCAAGTCAACAGAGAACGCAACCGAGCCTGAGGTAACGGTTACACCGTTTACGGTGACGCTGTTTACAGAGCCTGCACCGCCACCAGTTAAGACTACCGTTCCAGTTGCACCAACAGCCACAGGAGTACGATCTGTAACGATGGACGGAGACAATGAGGTGTTTATGGTGAATCGGTTGACATAACTGGCAGAACCTGAGTGGGTGTAAACTAATTGTTGCTGCGTGAAGGTACTAAGCCCTCTAGATATTTCAGGCAGGTGCACGGAGATGGCGCGGTAGCCCCAAATCTTACGCGGCAATCCACGTTGAAAGCGCACCCATGATCCGTCAACGTAGAAGTCACCCTCAAACACCGTGCCGTCACGTTTGATGCCTGGATTAGATTTTAATACAGCAACGGACGCAGCCATCAGAATGAGCCTCCGCTAATTGTACCCGTCACGAAAGAAGTAACCGCTGGCACGACATTTGATCCGTCGCAGTAAACAATCGTGCGCGTGCCATTGGTAACAATTAATGGGGTTACTTGCGCTGCCGTGCCTACGCTTAAGTCAAAACCACCTGTTGTGTTGTCGTAGACCCAGTACTGCTGAACGGTTGCTGGTACGATGACGGTTATGTTTGCTGATAGCACCCCAGTGAATTGGTAAGCAATACGGTTGAGCTCGTTGCCTGTAAGGGTATAATCCGTGCCTCCAGAGACGTCAATCTCAACGTAGTCAAACGCGAACACTGCCGCCTGACCAAAACCAACGGTGTAGTAGTCCGTCCCGTTGTGCGCAATTAATGCGGAGTCGCCTGGAGAAAAAACCTTTGTAGCTGATCCGTCAATGAGCGCTGTGCCTGTTGTATCTACAGTCAGCGTACCAGCACCACTGTTTCGCACTTGAACGTACCAGTAAGTGCCAATAACGGCAGGTACGGGCAGTGTTAGTGTGACGACACCACCGCTGATGCAATTGTAAAATGCAGCGTGATCGTCTTGAGTCAGTGTGTAGTTGGTTGAAAAATCAGTAACGTCAATCGCCGTCTCTAACTGAGAACCCTCTGCCACTAATCCGTGTCCAGCCAGCGCACCAGCGTTCGCTGTAGAGGTTGCAGCACCAAACTGGTACTGACGCCATACGCCAGCCTGAGTGGTGTTGGTTGCTAAGTAAATCTGCCACTGCGTGCCAGCCAAGACGGACACGATAGGGATGTTGTTGTAGTCAACAACGCTGATGGCTACCGCTGTGCGGTTGTTGAATAGGATAGTTTGACCAACGGACACCAACATCGCGTCTGGCACCTTGATTGTCCAATTAGCTGAGGTGCTTGTTGTTATCTCAACGATCTCTGACGCTAACGGCACGCCCAATGGTGCCTCGACTGGCCAGTACAATACCACGTTGGCTGTCATGTCCAACTTGGTAAGTGCCACCTCGGTAGGGTAGATGGTTGAGCCAGTGAAGACGTTGGTGTATGACATTAGGCTTCCGTCCTAGTCGCATCGCGATCAAGAATTTTCTTGAGGTCTTCGGTGTTCAACGCGTTAGCGGCAGATTGATAATATTGTTGCCACGTGGCGATGCGATCGTCGTTCTTAAGGAACGGCGTGGCCTCTAACAAAGCACCGTATAGAAGCAAGTTAGGTGCGTAGTCGGTTAGCCAATTGGTTTGAGTGCTGTCGTCTAACAGCACAGGCAATTCGTAGTACAAGACCTCTAGGTCGTACGCAGCATTAGGCGTTGGCACCAACAGCCAATGAGTGTAGTCGTAGTCTGCGTAGAATTGAGGTTGACCTGTCTGTGTGTCGTCTGGCCAGTAGCTACGG